CCCCTAAAGGAACCGCTCAGTATCCCAAGCTCCGTAGTCCGGAGTTCTTTGATGGTGCTGAGGTTGGCTATACAATCCAAATGGCTTTTAACAAGGAAGACACTGAGAAACTATTAGCTAAACTGGAAGAAGAACTGGAGGCCGCTAAGAACGCCAGTGAGTTCAAAGGTAAAAAATGGACGAACGCTCGCCTCGGCAGCCGTGAAGACAAAAATGGTGATATCGTCTTTAAATTTAAGACCAAAACCAGCTACACGTCTAAGACTGGTGAAGTAAAACAACGCACCATTCCTATCTTTGATGCTAAAGGTAACCCAATAAAAGGCGACATCGGTCACGGCTCTGTTTGTCGTGTACGCTTCACTGTCAGTCCCTATCACAAGTCTGCCGTTAACTGTGGCCTGACTTTGTATCTGGATGCTGTACAGTGTATCGAATACAAGGAACCGGGCGGGTTTAACGCATCTGCTTTTGGTTTCGACAAAGAAGAGGGCTACGATGTAACTAAGAACGAGTGCATTCCGGTACCGTTTGATGCCGAAGAAGAAGAAGCGGAGTTCTAAACATTGGCTGCACGCTTCTTTAATCGTCATGGAGGGTTCTATCAGAAACCCACGGCATACCGTAGCGGGCTTGAAGACAAAGTAGGAGAACAACTGAAAAATGCAGGAATTGAGGCAGCTTACGAGAAACACAAGCTGCCTTATATTATTCCAGCAACCGATCATTATTACACCCCTGATTGGGTGTTACCTAATGGTATCATCGTGGAAGCTAAAGGTCTCTTTGATGCAGAAGACAGGCGCAAGCATCTCCTCATCAAAGACCAATACCCACACCTCGACATCCGTTTTGTCTTTAGTAGCCTTACCACCAAAATCTATTCAGGCAGTAAGACAACTGTTGCTGACTGGTGCGAAAAACACGGCTACCAATATGCTCGTAAATTTATTCCGCCAAGCTGGTTTGATGAACCTAAGAAACCCACTAACGGACTCATTCTAAAGAAAGGAGGCAGCAGCAAATAAGCACTCTAAAATTCAAACAACGTACCTGCACAGACTGGTTCTATATCATCAAGAAGCCTATTAATGGAGCTGATAAGGAAGCCTTAGTCAATGCTGCTCGCCGTCTTGGTGAGTTCGACTCAGGGTATCACTTCATTATCCAAAATGATGGCACAGTAGAAGCAGACAGGGATGTCAACGCTGTCGCACAGTGGGACTTCAAGGACAACACAACGTCCATCTACATCCTCTGCGACACCGCTGGAAACCTTACAGACTCCCAAAGGATTGCTGTAAGCGACCTGTTCAAGACCCTTGTTGCTACCTACCCTAATATCCAAACTGTAGAGGTACTCTAATATGGAACAGACCGAATCTCAAGTTGTGGAGGCACACGTCCCCTGCCCTGATTGTGGCAGTAGTGATGCAATGTGTGTCTATGATGACGGACACAGTTATTGTTTTAGCTGTAACACCCAACATCAAAATAAAGAACAGCAGACAAAAGCTGCCAAGCCAGTGACCAAGGGAGGTGTGGTATCTCCTGTTGATCTAAACCTTGGAGCATTAACTGCCCGTGGTATCTCAATGGAAACCTGTAAAATCTACGGGTACTACAAGGGGTTCCGACATGATAGACCTGCTCAGTTTGCCTGTTACATTGATGAGGCTGGTACTGTTATAGGTCAGAAAGTCCGTTACGCCGACAAAACCTTTGAGACCCTCGGAAACCTTGAACGCCGCTTCTTTGGTCAGCACCTCTTTACTTCCGGTAAGAAACTAATCATTACCGAAGGTGAAATCGACTGCCTCACTGTTAGCCAAATTCAGGGCAACAAATACCCTGTTGTGTCGCTGCCTAATGGCGCACAGTCAGCAAAGAAGACCTTTGAAGCACAGTATGACTGGCTTGAAGGGTTTGAAGAAGTAATCGTTATGTTTGATATGGACAAGGTAGGTCGTGAAGCTGTAGACAGCGTTTGCGGTATCCTTAGCCCCAACAAACTCAAGATTGCTACCCTGCCCCTCAAAGACCCCAATGAGTGTCTGATGCAGGGACAAGCCTCAGCAGTAGTAAATGCAGTTTTCCGTGCGAAGACCTATAAACCCGCTTGTATAGTCAACGGCGAAGAACTCTGGGAAGCCCTGTCAACCGAACAGGAAGAAGCCCAAGGGTATCCGCTGCCGTGGGATATAGACCTCCAGAAGATGACTCTGGGACTCCGAAAAGGGGAACTGGTGCTTATCACTGCTGGCACTGGCACAGGTAAAACTACCTTTGTCAGACAGCTTGCACATCACTGCGGGGTCAACCTGGGCTTGAAAATTGGGATGCTGATGCTTGAAGAAAATGTCAAGAGGACTGCCAAAGGGTTAATGTCTATCCACACAGGCAAACGCCTCGCTCTTAACCGACACCTCATTACTGAGGACGAATACAAAGATGCCTTTGATGCCACACTCGGCTCAGGGCATTTTATTTTTTATGAACACTTTGGGTCGCTGGAGTCAGACGACCTAATCAAAAACATTCGCTATATGGCAACCGCCGAACAATGCGACTTTATTATCCTTGACCATATCTCAATCGCTATCAGCGGTTTGGAAATCGACAATGAACGAAAGGCTACAGACGTACTAATGACAAAGCTCCGCAGTCTTGCAGAAGAAACAGGAGTCGGGATGTTAGTTGTGTCGCATCTTAAGCGTGTCGATGGGACACCAGCAGAAGAAGGAGGGGCAGTAAGCCTCAGTCATCTTCGGGGTTCCCAAGCACTCCCTCAGTTATCCGATGGTGTCTGGGCGTTAGAACGCAACCAGCAAGCGGATGACTCTGAGAAAAACTTGGTTCGTGTAAGGATTCTTAAAGGTCGCTTCACAGGCGAAACAGGAATTGCTGGCTATTTAGCCTATGACAAAGAAACAGATCGGCTTGTAGCCGCAGAAAAACCACACAAAAAGGACATTGACTTGGGTAACGATGATGATGTTCCTTTTTAATTTTAAGGAGGAACATACTTATGAAAAAAAATTACTCTTATCCAGTCTCTAGCATTGGTTTCACTATCTCGGAACTCCCCGGCGAAACAGCAGTCTACATTGAGTTCTCTGGCTGTCGTCAGAACTGCCCCGGCTGTCACTCGGACTATCTTATTGGTGACCAAGGGGATTCCTTGAACCTTGAGGATACTGTTTACAATGCCTATGCGCTTGCTCAGAAGTATCCTGAGGACATCACTGCTATTGTCCTAATGGGCGGTACTACAAACAACGGTATTACCGAGAAGTCCCTTGGTATCCTTATCAAAGCCTTAGCGAAGAAAACAGGCTTACCTATTGGTCTCTATTCAGGTCGTGATGAAGCCCCTGATAAATACCTTGATATAGAAGAAATCAAGTGGGTCAAGACAGGTTCCTATAAAGAAGACCTTGGTGGTCTTGAGGAACCTACTACGAACCAAAGATTCTATGTTAAAGAACACACGATTGTAACCGACCAATATGGCGTTTATTCCGGTCGTACCCCTCATTGGGTCGATATGACCAAACAGTTCCAAATACTGAAAGGAGAAGAAATTGCTCAACAACCTAACTCCGACTCAGATTCAGAGTAAATTAGATTTTATCAAGAATTACATTACTGCCGACACCGCTGCTGACGGATCTATTGTTGACCCTAACGCTAATGTCACCTCAAAGAACGTAGCAACAATGGAGGCAGAACTTTATAAGTACGAGAACATTCAGGTAAATAGGGCTATTGTCTGTGACAAGATAACGCAAATGTTTGGCGCAGACTTAGCCGCACAGTATCTTGAGGATATCCACTCTCATCTTATTTATGTCCATGATGAAACCTCACTGAAACCCTATTGTGCCTCTATCACACTCTACCCGTTCCTATTTGACGGCTCTAAGGCTATCGGAGGAACCTCAAGCAGACCAAGGAACCTACAGAGCTTCTGTGGCTCCTTCGTCAACCTCATGTATCAAATTGCAGGAGGCTTTGCGGGGGCTGTAGCTACAGTCGAGTTCCTTATGTATTTTGACTATTTCGCTAAGAAGACCTACGGCAGAAACTACCTGACGACAAACAGTCGTGAGATTCAGCAGGAGTTACAGGGTGTAATCTACTCCATGAACCAACCTGCGGCTGCCCGAGGATTCCAAAGTATCTTCTGGAATATCTCAGTCTTTGATGAACACTACTTTACGTCCCTCTTTGATGAGTTTTACTTCCCTGATGGCACCAAGCCTGACTATGAGACACTTAAGCAGCTCCAAGAGTTCTTCATGGAGTGGTTCCGAAAAGAACGCCGTAAAGAGCTGCTTACTTTCCCGGTCATAACTGCTGCCTATCTGGTTGAAGAAGACACAGCAAAGGACAAGGACTTCCTCGACCTCTTAGCCGATCAAATGTCTAAAGGTCACAGCTTCTTTCACTATGAGTCTGACAGCGCAGATAGCCTTGCCTCCTGTTGTCGCCTCCGCAACGAGTTTGCAGACAATACGTTCAGCTATACTCTCGGTGCTGGTGGGGTTTCCACAGGTAGCGTACAGGTTATCACTATCAACTTTAATAGACTCAGACAGTCACACCTCGTCTTGCCTGATGTCGTTGAGCGTGTCCAGAAGTATCTTATGGCACACCGAAGTTACCATATGGATATGATAGAAGCTGGTATGCTTCCTGCTTACTCCGCAGGTTTCATCGACATTGACAAACAGTTCTGCACTATTGGTATCAATGGATGTCTTGAGAGCTTTGAGTATATCTGCAAACACACTGCTGTTGGTTTTTGGAAAGCCGAGAACTACACAGAGTATCTTAAGTATTGTTTGTCGACCATTCAAAACCTCAACAAGGAAGCATTGAAAACCTTTGGAACCCGCTTTAATACCGAGTTTGTCCCTGCTGAAAACCTTGGTGTCAAAAATGCTAAGTGGGATAAAGAAGATGGGTTATGGGTTCCTCGTGATTGCTATAACAGCTACTTCTACCCAGTAGAGGACACTAGCTGGAACATCCTTGACAAAATCAAAATTCACGGTAAGGAAGTCTCACAGTACCTTGATGGAGGAGCTGCTCTGCATCTCAATCTCCAGAGGGTTCCTACAAAAGCTGAGGCGTTAAACCTTATCCAGACCAACATAAGACACGGGGTTCCGTATTGGACTACTAACGTCCTTTGCACTGTCTGTAAACATTGCGGACATATAGACCCCAACTATCATACCGCTTGTCCTCAATGCCACTCGGCTGATGTCGATTACGGCACAAGGGTCATCGGATATCTCAAACTAATCTCCAGTTTTTCTGCTGGACGACAACAAGAAGCGGCTCTCAGAGCCTATCAAAACACAGGAGGTATTAAAATTGTTTCTGATTAAAATGTTTTTCGGTATGCAAAAATGGTGCTTGAAACAGCAAGTCAAAATGGCTAAAGCATTGAGAGAAGCTAACACCAAAGCAATCGCTAAAATGCGTGAAGACATCTTAACCCTTGAAGATGAAAACGCAGAGCTGGGAAGAAAGTACCTGTAATCCTTGCTTTTCTTTGACATTGAGACTAATGGTCTCTTAGACACAGTGACAGAAGCTCACTGCATGGTCATAATTGATGAAGAAAATAATGTCACAGAATACCGCCCCTCGGAAGTCCATCAGGGAGCCAAACGGCTCCTTGAGGCAATCCGGGAGGGCGATTTTATTTGTGGTCATAATGTCATCAACTTCGACCTCCCTGCCTTAGAGAAACTCTATCCAGACATCAAGGTGCCTTATGCACTCCAAGGGAATGTCGTGGATACCCTTGTCCTATCCCGCCTGATCTATGGCAACATCAAAGACAGTGACAACGGACTCTTACGAGCAGGCAGACTTCCCGGTAAACTCTATGGCTCTCATGGCTTAAAGGCTTGGGGCTTCCGCTTAGGGGAACTTAAAGGAACCTATGCAGAAGAAACCGCCGATGCTTGGGCGCACTTCTCTGAGGAGATGCTTACCTACTGCGTTCAGGACGTAGTGGTCACCAAGAAACTCTATGAGAAACTGATGAGTAAAAACTACCCAGAAGCCCCTATAATCCTTGAACACCAAGCTCAGTGGCTCATGGCAAAACAGGAACGCAACGGCTTTCCTTTTGATGTCTTTGCTGCCCAAGAGCTTGAAATAGAACTCAGAAGTCGCAGTGCTACTCTTGATGCTGTCTTACGGCAGCAGGTTCCACTGATTCCCGACAAAGTATTTATCCCGAAACGAGACAACAAAACTAAAGGCTACATCAAAGGTGTGCCTATTCAGAAGTATAAAGACTTCAACCCAAATAGTCGGCAGCAGATTGAGTGGCTTATCAAAAACCACTTCAAGTACATTCCTGATAACGAGGAACTCTTTGAGGAAGGTACAGACCGTCTCAAGATAGACGACATCACCTTTGGCTATCTAAAGGCAGACCCCGAAGCTCCTGAAGAACTCCGCACTATCGCAGGCGGCTTCGAGGAATACCTGATGATAACCAAACGCCTCGGCCAACTAATCGACGGCAAATATGGCTGGCTCAAATGCGTCAAAGAAGATGGCCGCATCCACGGCTCCGTCAACTCATGCGGAGCAGTAACCGGCAGAGCCACCCACGCAGCTCCCAACGTCGCCCAAGTGCCGTCCATAGGTAGCCCTTATGGCAAGGAATGTCGCAGCCTCTTTACCGTCCCCGAAGGATGGCATCAAGTAGGTGTCGATGCCTCCGGCCTTGAACTGCGCTGTCTAGCTCACTTCATGTATCCATACGACAACGGAGCCTACGCCCATGAGATACTCAACGGCGACATCCACACAGCCAATCAGCTTGCCGCAGGGCTGCCTACTCGTAACCAAGCGAAAACCTTCATCTTAATAGCATAGGATGACTTGAGGGTAACCTCTCGATTAAAAACGTGTGAATTCAGGGAAACTCTCATATTGAGACAATCCTGAGCCAAGCTAAATATTTAAGGAGTTTAAAATGACAAAAGAAGATTATCTACTGAAAATATTACAAACACAACGTAACAAACCTAAGAAACTACAAACAGGGAAAGCCTCGAAATATCCGCAAGGCTACTTCAAAGAAAAGAAGTGTCGCCATTGTGGTTTTTTATTTATGCCAAAGGCTCCTAGTGAATATTACTGTTGTGATTTTTGTAAAGACTATGGTATAGCAGAAGCTTATTATAAACGCGCTTATAATCTGACTATTAAAGAATATCTTAATATAGCAGAAAAGCAACAATTTAAGTGTGCTATTTGTGGTAAAGATAATTTCAAAATGGCAGAACATCACTCTGGCATCTTAGTTGTTGACCATGACCATAAAACAGGAAATGTTAGAGGACTGTTGTGCCACAACTGCAATAGAGCCTTAGGTTTAATGCAAGATGATGTGTCTATTTTATCCCACTCCATTAAGTATTTAGAAGGTGCAACGACTATCCGCAAGGAGTAGTAGCAAGTGCTACGAAGCGCACGTCCCCTACATGGGTGAAGATATAGTCTGAACTCTATGGTGACATAGAGCAGCCGAAAGGCGGGCAGAGCTTAACGAACTCTGTTGAACATAATGATGCTTTTTTATATGGAGCTGGAGATGCAAAAATTGGCAAAATTGTGCATGGTACCGCTAAGGATGGTAAACGACTTAAAAGAGAGTTCCTGTCTAAAACACCAGCTATTGCTGACCTTAAGGCAGCCATTACGAACGCTCTGGTCGCTGAGGAATTCCGAGGCAGAGTTACCAAGTGGAAACGCAGGTATCTCAAAGGTCTTGACGGTCGCCCTCTGCACGTCCGGTCGCTCCATTCAGCACTCAACCTGCTCCTGCAATCAGCAGGTGCATTGATCTGCAAAAAGTGGATATTGCTACTCGAAGAAAACCTTATCAACCTTGGGCTTGACCATGGAGCTGACTTTCAGTACATGGCTTGGGTTCACGATGAAGTGCAGGTAGCTTGTCGGACGAAAGAGATTGCTGAGACAGTCATTAAGGTCGCTCAGGAATCCATGAGACAGGCACAGGAATTTTTTGGGTTCCGGGTACAACTGGATACCGAAGGAAAGATAGGGAGGTCGTGGTTTGATTGTCATTAAAAGGATGCTAAAGCGGCTTCTTCTTTTCTTTCTCTTAGCCACCTTTTACTTCCAAGAGGTTACCTTAACAGCCTATACAGCATCCGTTGAGGAATGTGGCAAGGCTGATGGGATAACCGCAAGTGGCACTAAGGCTACTCAAGGTCGTACAATAGCTGCCGACCATCTACCTTTTGGTACCCTCGTGGAAATTGATGGTCACCTTTATACCGTTGAAGACCGCTTTGGTGGCGGTTACACTAACAAAATTGATATTTACTTTAACGACTATGCAGATGCTATAAACTTTGGCAAACAGCAAAGAGTAGTTAAGGTCTACTACTAAGGAGGAAATTAATTATGCATGAACCTATTATTGACCCTATGATTTTCTATTGGATGGATGTTGTAAGTAAGTTACAGCTGTTACCCATTGCCTTTGCTTTTATGGTATTTTGTACTGGTTTTGTAACTGGTCTCGCTCACGATGACTATAGCAGCGAACAAAATATGGTTTTTAAGTGCGGGAGAGTAATGACTTATCTTTGTGTTGCTCTGCTTTTTATCAGTATCCCTTTATCATTCTTCATTCCTGATAAAACAACTATGTCTAGAATGATAGCAGCTAAGTATATGACCCCGCACAACATTCAAGTAACTGGGGAAACCGCTGAGAAACTCATTGATACCATTGGTGAGAAGCTGGATAAGGTCGCCGACAAAGCAACTGACAAAGTTGTTAGAGTCGTGCAAGAGGTTAAGAAATAAAATGAAAGAAATGCAATTCGTTTCCGTAGAGACCTATAGGTACCTATTGGAACGTGACAAATGGCTTGGATACCTTGAAGCCGCAGGTGTTGACAACTGGGACGGCTATGATGTAGCAAAAGATTTAATGCATGAAGACGAAAGCGAAGGAGAATAGACACAACATGGCTAAAATCAAATGGACACAAATTATATGTCCTAAATGTAAACGTAATTTACTTAAGGTCAACCCTGAGCAAGCTGAGTTCTAATTCAAGGGCATACAGTGTCCATGTGGTCGGAACGTCTTGGTAAAGGATATGATGAAACAATTAGGGCGGGAGGTATCTAAATGACAAAGAGTTCATCTTACACAGTGACTACCACAGTTAATCTTAAAGTACGTCATACGTTCTCAGAGGTTGATATTAAGAGTCTTCTTGATAAGTACGGTACAGTTGAGTTAGCTTGTATTGATTATGACAAGTACCTTAAGGAAGCTTTGATATGCGAAATATCAGAAGAAGGTACAATCTTTGACACAGCTGAGGTCAAAACTGTTATAAATAACGAGGAAGATATATGACCCCATACTATAAAAAGGAACTCCAACATATCGCCGACAACCACGGCTACTCTGTGCGCTCCGAAGAACGCCTTGACACCTTGTCTGATAAGTTTCTGAATCAGGTAACTAAATACGGCAAAATGTATTGCCCGTGCCAGAATGTCCGCAATGAATCCACTGTGTGTCCTTGTAGATATATGAAGGACTGTGGGTTCTGCAAGTGTGGCTTGTTTATGAAAAAGGAGGAGGAAAGCTAATGTGTCCAGTACACCCTAGAGAAACTGCGAAAGTGCAACAACTACTAGCACAGATAAAATATGAACATGAAAGAACCCGCCAAAGAGAAGCAGCTCAGGACGTTATTCAGGAGTTTCTCAAGGCTTCTAAATTAGAACCTCTGCACCTTTGTGAGCAAAAGCTATACCTGTCTGAAAGGCAGTTTCAGTTTTATAAGAAAAACTTACCACACTTACTTGAGGGATACAATGTCGTAATTGTCCCATTAATGGAGGTAACAAATGGCAACTAAAAAGAAAACCTCTAAGACCTTCTTCGACTACCATCCGGACTTCCCTCGAGATAAGGCACACCTCGTACAGCTCTGTCTCCCTCGTGAAAAGATGAAACCCAAGAAGACACCTCAGTTTCCTATGATGTACTCAGAGAAACTTGATGGTGTCTTTTGTTTTGCCTTGAGCGATCCCACCAGTGTTCATATCTTTAGTCGCACAGGTGAAGAATACTTGAGCCTTGAACACCTCAAGCCTGAGCTGTACGACATCTCTAAGACCCTTGGTACCGACATCATTATCTTTGAAGGATACGCTAAGGGTGTCCCCCAGCCTACTATCAGCGGTTGGTGTCGAGACACGAAAGCCCAGCACTACGAAGTTGGGGCTTATGTCCATGATGCCCTGAGCCTCGATGAGTTCTGGGGAACCTGTGAAGCTCGTCCCTATGAAGAACGAAGCCAAGAGCTAAACCGCATTGAGTTCTGGCAGAGCTACCACCATACCTTCCTTGTTCCTCAATACTTTGCTTACACTTGGTCAGAAATCGACAAAGCAGCAGAGCGTATCTGGAATGCAGGTGGTGAGGGCTTGGTAGTTAGAGACCCTAGTGTCGGCTACCTCCCCGGTAAACGTAATGAAACCATGATGAAAGTTAAAAAGGACATTAGCTACGACCTGAAAGTCCTGAGCCTCCAAGAGGGAACCGGGAAATACACAGGGATGGTTGGCGCACTTGTCTGCCAGTTCAGAGACGGCAAAGAAGTTGTTGTCGGTACTGGTCTTACGGATGCCCAACGGAAACGCTGGTGGTCTGAGTTCTTCTATGATGAAATCGTAGGTAAAATAGTTCAAATTGATGCTATGTCTGAGAGTACCAAAGGAGTCCTAAGGGAACCAAGGTTCAAAGGCATACGCACTGACAAAACAGAAGGAGATTTTTAATGACGCTCAAAATTCTTTTTGATGCTGATATGGTCGTCTTTAGGGAGACCGCTTCAGTCGAAACCCCTATTGATTGGGGGGATGACCTCTGGACACTCCATGCGGATGCAGGGGAAGCCAAGGTAAAGGTAGATGACGCAGTAGTTACTTTTACCGAAAAGGTTCTGCGACACTACAAACATGAAGGTAAATATGAGATTCTCATGTGTTTTTCAGACACCGACAACTTCCGGAAGCAGGTTCTGCCAACGTACAAGCTCAATAGAGCTGATAACCGTAAGCCCACCTGCTACTATGGTGTGAAGCAATGGGTCGAAGAGAATTACAACTGTTACCAGAGACCGGGCTTAGAAGCTGATGATTGCATTGGTATCCTTTCGACAATGAAGAATAGTAATACGATTATTGTGTCGGGTGATAAGGATTTTAAAACAGTTCCGGGTCGCTTCTATGATTTTTCCCGAGACGAATTTTACGACATTACTCAGGAAGAAGCTGACTACTGGCACCTCTTTCAGACTCTTATAGGTGACACCACGGATAACTATAGGGGCTGTCCGGGTTGCGGGCCTGTCTCCGCTAAGAAACTTTTAGATCCGTCACCAACTTGGGAGACCGTTGTGGCTGCCTTTGAGAAGAAAGGGCTAACCGAAAGTGATGCACTGGTTCAGGCGAGAGTCGCTAGGATTCTAAGGGCTTCCGATTATGACTTTGCCGCAAAGAAGCCTATCCTCTGGTCGCCAACTTAATTGTTCCACATATAACGAAAACACTATCGTTCCAGATAAGTGAGGAGAGGAAGTGATTACATATTCGACCTCGAAGACTCTATGATTCCTATATTACCTAAAGGAGACCTAGAGTATCTCAAACAAGTCTTTAGTTTCTCTGAACTGATGAGGAAGCAACACGCTAACAATGATGAACATATTGGGTATATGAAGGGCGTACAGGCAGTCTTAGAAGTTTGTGAAGCTTTAGCAAATCCACCGAGAACGGAGGACTATGACACCTAATGTGTTTTAAAGTCAAGTCACCAAGCGTTGCTAACACACAGGTAACAGCTTCTCAGCTCCTTCCTTCTACGGAAGCTACTGAACCTGAAAGTCCTGTCTATGGTGGAGATAGCGATGCTTTCAACAAGAAGAAAGGCAGAGATGCCTTGAAAATCAAAATGAACTCCACCTCTACTGGCTACAATCCAGTAAATATGTAGAACAGGAGGTACCATGTGTAACAAACCAAAAATCAAAACAACTCCTGCCCCTGTTGCTGCCGCTCCTGTTGCTGCCCCTGAGACAACTACTGTCGCTGATGTCGATTCAGCCATCGAGTCTAAGAAAAAGAAGACTGGTAAACAGTCCCTCACTATTGGTATCAGCAATACCAGAGGAACCGGGTTGAACATCTAATGGCAATAGAGCTTGTCGAAAAGGCAAAAGAGCTTTATGATCGCCTTGAAAACGACCGTAAATCTTATATCACAAGGGCAGAAGAATGTGCAAAGCTCACAATTCCTTCTTTATTTCCGAAGGAAGCCGACAACAAAGATACCAAATATGAGACCCCTTATCAATCCGTAGGAGCCAGAGGGTTAAACAATTTAACTGCTAAGTTACTCTTGGCGTTATTCCCTCCTAATGCCCCCTTCTACAAATTGACACTGCGTGATGACCTTGCAGAATACTTTGAGGCTGATGCCAACGCTAAATATGAGATTGAGCAAAAGCTCGTTCAGATGGAGCAAATCATTCTCAACTGCATTGAGACATACCAGATAAGGGTAACCATCAATGAAGCTATCAAACAGCTTTTGGTCGCTGGTAATTGTTGTCTGTTCCTCCCTCCGAAAGAAGGAGGCATTAAGCTCTATCGCCTTAACTCCTATGTAATCCAAAGGGATGCCTTAGGAAACGTGATACAGCTTATAGCAACCGACAAACTAACTGTTGCTACGCTCCCACAGGAAGTAAGGTCTCTAATTGATTCCAATAAGAAACCCGAAGAAGAAATAGTCGTATACACCCATGTTTACTACAGCAATGAAGATGACCGAATGTACTCCTACCAAGAAGTAGACGGCAAGCAGATACCGGGAACTGAAAATAACTATCCAAAAGATAAATGCCCGTGGATACCTCTGCGCCTTGTTAAGCTCGATGGTGAGTCCTATGGTCGTGGTTATGTCGAGGAATACCTTGGTGACCTTAAGTCACTTGAGGGACTCCAAAAGGCAATCGTTGAATTAGCCGCTATAGCTGCAACTGTAATTAATCTCGTGAACCCCAATGGTATCACACAGGTTCGTAAAGTAACCGCAACGAAGAATGGTGGATTCGCACCGGGTCGCCTCGAAGACATTCAGACACTACAACTTCAAAAGTCCCAAGATATGCAGATAGCAAAACAGACAGCAGATGCCTTAGAAGCTCGGCTGTCTTATGTTTTTATGCTCAACTCTGCTGTCCAAAGAAGTGGCGAACGTGTCACTGCTGAGGAAATCCGGTATGTCGCTGGGGAACTTGAGGATACCTTAGGTGGTATCTACTCTATCTTGTCGCAAGAACTACAGCTTCCACTGGTACGGAGACTGCTTGCCCAGCTTCAAGCTACAGGACAGCTCCCTCAGATTCCTGACAACATGATAGAGCCAGCAATCACCACAGGCATTGAAGCTCTTGGTCGTGGTCACGATCTAAGCAAAATGACAAGTTTCTTAACGACTGTTAGGGACATCCCTGAGGCTCAACAGCGTATCAACTGGGGTAACGCTATTATCTCTCTGGCTTCTGCTCACAACCTTGACACTACTGGTCTGGTTAAATCTGATGAGCAGATGCAAGAAGAAATGCAACAGCAAGCCATGATGCAAATGGCACAAGCAGCAACACCTAATGTCGCTAAAGGTCTCATAGAAGGACAAGAAGCGGCTCCTACTCAATAACAAGGAGGAACAAATGGAACCCACTGAAAATCAAGAAGTTGTCACAGAAACCGTGGCAACCGAAGAAGTTCCTGCCGTTACCGAACCCGACCTCTCACAAGTTGAAGTTGTGTCAAACGGTCAGGAAGTAGATTTAACATCATCGGAAGGTGAAAACTCGGACGATAAGGCTGCCGATAATGAAGAAAAGGTAGCAACTCCGAACCCTGATGATGTCGTACAGAAAGAAGTAAACGAAGCTAAAGCCACTACGGAACAGGTTAAGCAGCTTGTTACCGACAAAGGTTTAAACTTTGACGAGCTGCAAAGAACCTATGATGAAGCTGGTGCTTTGACTGAGGCACAGTACACTGAGCTGGAAGCAGCAGGTTATCCGAAAGCCGCTGTAGATGCCTGTATTGCTGGTCTCCAAGCGACCGCTGACAAATTCGTAGGAACCGTCAAGGAATATGCAGGTGGCACTGAGGGTTTTAATCGCATGGCAGCCTTTGTGAAATCCCAAGGGGACGCACAGGTAGCCGCTTTTAATACTATTATGACCACCGCTGACCTGCCTACTATCAAGGAATACTTGAATGGTGTTAAGGCACAGATGGTAGCCAAGAACGGAACTGCAAATGGTTCTGTCTTAGGCAGCGCAACCTCTGGAGCAACTAAAAGTTTCTCTAATATTGCAGAAATGACTAAAGCAATGTCCGACCCTCGATATGGTCGAGATGCTAAGTATACTCAGTCTGTAGAAGCTCGTGTAGCTAATTCCGACATATTCTAAACGGCAGCCTTGTGGCTGTCTATTTTTATTCCCGAAAGGATGATTATTTAACTAATGGCAGATATTACTGTAGCCGCTCCCGGTCTAATCCAAGGTGGTAACGACCGCCTTGCCCTGTTCCTTAAAATGTTCGCTGGTGAATGTATCACCGCTTATGAACAAACCTCCGTAACTAAAGGTCGCCATATTGAACGTAATATTACCTCTGGTAAATCCGCACAGTTCCCTGTGTTTGGTCGTGCTGAGGCGGCTTTCCTAAAAGCTGGTGCTGATCTTGATGCCCTGCGTGTTAATATCCCGCACGCTGAGAAAATCATTGAGATTGATGGTCTGTTGACCTCTGATGCCTTGATTTTCGACCTTGATGATGCAATGGCACATTTTGATGTTCGTGCTGAATACTCCAAACAAATTGGTGAAGCCTTGGCTGTCGCTCGTGATGGTTCTGTTTTGGCTGAGATTGCTAAATTAGTAGTCGAAGATAAAGAAAACATCACTGGCTTAGGCAAAGGTGCGATTTTGAGTGCCTCTCTCCCTGCTGCATCCATCGGCGAAACCGAAGCAATGGGTAAAGCACTCTTTGACCAGCTTTTGAAAATCAAATCTGCTATGTCTGAAAACTATGTACCTGATGCTGAACGAACCGTCTATATCCGTCCGATGGCTCTTAATGCTCTGGTAGCTAATAAAGACATTATCAACAAACTGTATGGTGCTTCTGTAACCATTGAAAATGGTAAACCGCCGAAGTTGTTAGGATTCGACCTTGTTGAAACCCCGCATCTGACTAGAGGTGGCGCAGCTGTTAATGCAGGTGTTATCCAAGGTGCTGGTCATGTATTCCCGGCTGCCTACAAAGACTCCTGTATGTTCCTTGTAGCACATCGTTCCACTGTAGGTACTTTGACTTTGAAGAACTTGTCTCTGGAACACGCTCGCCGTGCTAATCTGCAAGCTGACCAAATCATTGCAAAATATGCAATGGGTCATGGCGGTTTGCGCCCGGAAGCTGCTTTCATGGGTGTTATTACCTCTGCATAAATTACCCATAGGGGAGTCTAATGGCTCCCCTATTTTTTCTAAAAGAAGAAAGGAGGCAAATCTCAAATGATTTCCCCCACTACTGAGCTTGATGCCGTCAATGAGATTATTGGTGCCATAGGCGAAGCCCCTGTGAACACCTTGGAAAACCTTATGAATGTTGACGTTATCAATGCACTCCGTATCCTCAGGAACAACAACAGAGCCTTTCAGTCCCGTGGCTGGTCTTTTAACAGCATCACTGAATACCCTTTGAACCCTGATGTTTACTCAAAGAAAATCAAATGGTTAGATGTATACCTGAAAATAGATGGTGAAGAAGGTACAAAGTATGTGAAGCAGGGCGACTATGTTTATGATCTAATCGCTAAGACCTCCATCTTTGAAAGTCCTATTTCTATCAACGCTATTATTTTAGTTCCCTTTGAAGATATGCCGGAACCTGCTCGCAACTACATTGTCGCTAAAGCATCCGCTGAATTTCAATCGAGATACCTTGGTGATGAGTCGTTGACCCAAATTCTTAACAACAAAGTCCAAGAGACTTGGCAGTATCTACAGGAAGATGAACTCGACAAAAACGAATATAACTTACTTGACCATACTCATGTACAGGAGTTGTTGACCCGATGACAGCTTTATATTCTCAAACTATAAAAAACCTTGTAGCTGGTATCAGTCAACAGCCACAGGTTCTTAGGCATCCCGAGCAGCTCAACGAGCAAATCAATGGGTTCTCCACGGAAGCCGCTGGACTCCAAAAGAGACCTCCTACTCAGTATGTCGCTCCTTTAACGAAGGAAGTTAATGTCGGTAACAAACCGCTTGTACACTTCATCAACCGAGATGACTACGAGAAGTACATTGTGACCTTTACAGGTAGTGATGTTATGGTCTTTGACCTCAATGGAAGCCCCATGGAAGTCCATTATGAAAGTGAAGATGCCAGACGATATATAACTACTCAATCCCCTCGAAGTAACCTTAAGTGCCAAACTATAGCCGACTACACCTTTATCTCTAATATCTATGCTATCCCAAGGATGTCCACTGAGATAACAGAGGATGTCTGGGCTACTCAGGGTGCCTTAGTGAACATTAAGAGTGGTCAGTATGGTAGGACATATCGTGTGGATATTAATGGTATAACCATAGCATCTTTTACAACCCCCGATGGTTCCGACAAGTCCCATACAGGGCAAATTGCGACTGACTACATTGCTTCCCAACTAGCGTCTCAAGCTCATAATAATGGCTACGCAGTACAAACAGGTTCCTCTTGGCTGTACATTACAAAATCCTCAAGTGCCTTTGTCGAAAAGAAATACTGGAGAGAACCTTCAACAACCTATGAACAACAAGAGAAAATCTTTAAAAGCATGAGCAGAACCACTGCCGTTTACCACTCTAAACAAAACCAGTTAATAGTTTCAGGATATAAGCCCGGAACAGAAGATATTACGCTTACCGAACAAGCACTTGCTGAGATTAATAGGTGCTCAAGGGATTATTGGGAAATTTTACAACAAAATGAATACCATTGTTACCTTCGCAGACGAGGTTTTTGGGAGACCGTTGTTGAGCCAAACACTGCAACAGATATCAAAAGTGTTTCTGTATATGATGGCTACAACAACCAAGCAGCTTTTGGCGTCCTTAAGACTGTCCAGAAATTCTCTATGCTCCCCGTTTCTGCTCCTGCTGGTTTCACTGTCAAAGTAGCAGGAGAGTCCGGCAGCACTACGGACGACTACTATATCCGTTATGATGCCTCTGAGAACCTCTGGAAAGAATGTGTGCGCCCTGGTATCCCTAAGAGTTACGACCTCCAGACCATGCCTCATGTTTTGGTCAGACAAGCTGATGGCTCTTTCTTACTCAGACGTGCTGAGTGGGAAGAACGAAAAACAGGTGATGAAGACTCTAATCCTGAGCCGTCCTTCATTGGGTACCCTATTAAGGATATTGTCTACTTCCGGAACCGCTTATGCTTTATAGCAGGTGAGAATGTAATCTTATCTCAGTCCGCTGGGTTCTTTAACTTCTGGATGGTTTCAACAAAGGAAGTCCAAGACACAGATGCTATTGATTTAGCTATATCCGACAACAAGATTGCCACTTTGCACCATGCGGTTCCTTACGACGAGAACCTTGTCTTGATGAGTGATGATGCACAGTTCATCTTGAGGTGTGAGGGTGTGTTGACACCTAAGACCGCAAATATACCGCCTGCTGTGACCCGCTTCGGTAATTCACAAAAGGCGAAACCTGCAACTGCTGGTAGAAACCTATACTTCACCGCAGAGCGCAGCCAGTATACTACAGTTCGTGAGTTCTTCACTGCTGCTGACAACACTGAGAGTAAGGATGCTCAAGACATTACCAGCCATGTATCTAACTACATTCCCAATGGTGTCTATAAAATCGTTACGTCTCCTGTTGAGAACCTTCTGCTCTTTTTGACAGAAGGAGCCAGCAACTGTATTTATGTCTATAAATATCTCTTTATTGACTCCGTGCGACAACAGGCAGCATGGTCTCACTGGGACTTTGGGGATGGCACTGTATTCGGTGCGGACTTCTTTGGTGGTATCTTTTTTGTCGTTATTGAAAGAGATGGGATACTTTTCCTTGAGAAGATGTCCTTCACCTACAACACTGCTGACTTTGAAGAGGAACCTTACAGAATCTATTTAGATCGCAAGGTTCCTTATGTAATCCCGGAGGACTCCTACAACCCCGTCACAGAGCGAACCTCTTTTAACCTCAAGGATGTTTATGACTCCTCGGACTTAATAAGTTTCAATGGGTTTGCCCTTGTGGATACCCAAGGAACCTATATGGAACTTGAGGTAGCCGCTGATGGCTCAGTTGCAATTGAAGGAGACTGGCGCAACAAGACAGTATTTATTGGTCAGAACTTTACCATGAAGGTAGGCTTCTCGACCCTTATGATTAGGAAAGAGACCCAAAGTGGTACTAAAGTCATAGATACTGGTCGTTTGCAGCTCCGCTCTTTCTGGGTAAACTTTTCAGACTCAGGGACTTTCTTGGTCTCTGTCGATATAAAAGATAGGAATAATTTTGAATATCTGCATACCTCCAGAACCTTAGGGAACCGTAATAGTACCTTAGGTTCTTTAGTTTTTTCTACAGACCAATTCAAGGTTCCTATCCAATCCCTAAACACAAACTGCGATATAACGATCACCTCTACCAACCCTAATCCGGTCGCCTTAATCGGGGCTGGCTGGGAAGGAAGCTATTACAGAAGGAGTAAGCCTATATGAAATTACATACCGAAAAAACCACTCTTAAACAGATGCAGGACTTTCTGGAACACGCTCGCCCACTGGATATCCAAGAAGCTGAAATGGAGGGCATTAAGTTTACTGACCTGCCTCTCTCTGATTTTGAGGGCTGTAAGAGCATTGTAGACGAAGAAGGTAATGTCTTTGCTATTGGTGGTGTTGTCGAAGAAGACCCCGATATAGGTGCTGTCTGGATGCTCTGTACAGAACGTGTAGAGCAGCATAAGATAACATTTCTTAGGTTCACCAAAAGGCTCCTTGAGGATTACCTAAAGCGTTATGCTGTCCTTGGTAACCGTGCATGGTTGGGTAATCAGCTCCACATTGATTGGCTGACTTGGATGGGTGCTAAATGGGCTAACTGTGAGGGTGAGTTTCGTTGGTTTGGTTTTGTTAGAAAGGAGACACCTGAATAATGTGTTCGTTACCCTCTGCATTGGATGTTGGCTTGCAAGTTGCAGGTAACTATATGGGTCAAAGGGCTACCGCTAAGGCAGCTCAGGCTCAGATGAACCAGCAAGCACAAACCGCTTTCACCAAAATGAATTACGCCTTTCAGGACTACGAGATAGAACGTGTGGATGCTTTTGATGCTGCTGTTGCAGAACTCGACAAAGTTTCTCACAATGCTATGCGTGTCAACTCTGGTGTCGAAGCCGCAGTAAATGAGACCATGTCTGGCCGTACCGCTAAAATGCTCGTTAGGAATGTTGAAGGTGATACTGCCCGGACTAAAGCATCTATCAAAGATAATTTTGCTCGTAAGTCTACTGAAATTGATTTAAACAAAGAGCGCAGCTTGCTCTCTACAAAAGATTATATAAACAACCTAAACGCTTCTGCTCCTAAAATGCCGTCCCGCTTTAGTAATGCTATAAGCACTGCTGGGATAGTTTTAAATTCCTATACGCAAACCCAGAATCAACGTCAATCCGTGAAGAACACTGGAGCTAAGTATAACTGGATAACTAATGGAGCAAAACGTAACAGTACAATTCCTACAATATCCACAGCTAGTAAGGCTAAAAAGGCTGCCGAGGAATACTATGGGTACTAAAAGCAAAGGAGGTAAAACCTTAAATGTCAAATCCTGTTAGTGCTGCAATAGGCACTCAAAGGCAGTTTGCAATACAACCTAAGAGTGTCTATCAGCAAAACTTAAAGCAACTCTCGGTAGATAATGGTATCAGCTTCCAAACCGACCATGACGCTGCCTTACTTTCTAAATCCTTAGGTATCCTTGGTGGTGCCATTTATGACGAGTCGATCGCCGCTGTTAAACGAGAGCGTGAACAATTCACAGCCCTTGAAGCAGCAAAACTTATAGCCGGAAAGACCCCAGAGGATCTAGCTAAGTTCGACCGCATACAAGCCCTTCAACACAGCGCTAAAGGTTACGACCTCACCGACAACCCTTACGCAATGGCTATTCTTGACCAGTCTATAGGTCAGGTAGCCGCCGCCTCTGCAAAGGAACGGTGGGCTTCTGAGAACCACGGCACTCCCAAAAGTATCAATGAGGCTATCCAGTCTTATGATGGTATGCTTCAAGAGACCTATGGTTCCTTTAAGGAAAGTGTCAGAAATGGTGTCGCCTTTGATAAAGGCTTCTATGATGGTTACCAAAGGGATGTCCTACAGGTCGCCCATGAAGCCCACCAGCGTATCAATAATGAAGCCAGAGCTAAAGGTCAGAGAATCTGCAACGTGAAGCTCCAAGGCTTAGTAGCTGGAGCCGACACAATGGACACAGAGGCTTTTGTGCAGTCCTTTGGAGAAATCACTAGGGAACTCCAAGGATATGTTAAGAACTCTGATGAAGCCTTAAAGATAATCCAAGGGAACCTTGAGGTGCTTGCTGAAAACGGCACCAGCACTGAAAAGTTGAATGCTATCAAAAATACGCCTTATTATGGTTCCGACCAAAAAATAGGTGATGAACTCTCCTTCTTCAAGTATTACAAAAAGGTCTCTGAGAACGTCAACTATAAAGTGGCTGATGATGTCTACGAAGCCTGCCGTAACGCTGATGGTACTGTCAACTGGGAAAAAGTAGAGGAACGCCTTAAGGCTCTCCCGGCTACTGCTTTGAGCCGTGGGATTCCTCAGGTCTACCTTCCGCAATACTCAGGTGACCTCGATGGTCTTAAACCTGCTTTCAAGGCTATCCTGCCGTCTGTTGGTGGTATATTGTCGCAGCTCGGCTACGGTGATGTCGCTGAATACACCAGTGGATACCGTGACCCTGCACGCAACGCCGCTGCCAATGGTTCTCCAACAAGCTACCACTTAGCTGGGGATGCAGTCGATGTACACCTTGGCAACTTAACTAAGGAAGAACAGGAAACTGTAAAAGCTAATTTCAAACCATACTTCTCTGAGATACTCTACCATGATGCTGGTAGTGGTCTCCACCTACACCTTGGGGGTTACCGGGGAGGTCTTGATGACCGTGCAGACGACACAGAAGTTACCGCTTCTGCCTACTCTCCTGACCGCCTCGACAAAATCAGAAGTCGCCTGAGAGCGAAAGATGCTGATGCAAAACGAGTTGCGAAGGAACGGTCAGAAGCAGTCTATAACAACACTGTTCAAGCCGTGACACAGGCGGAAACCCAAGAGGAAGCCTTGAGACTCCTTGATAACTCTGGGATTCCGTTGGCGAAACAAAATGCTCTGCGCCGGAGCATCAATGCTAAGTTTAAAGCTATCAATCAAGGCAACCTCAGTGTTGAAGACCAGTTCTACCTCAAGTATGAAAAAGGTAAGCTGTGGACTGACATGGCGACCTTGAAAGAATATGAACGTCAAATGGAAAATGAAGACACAGAGATCGATGATAAATTCCAAGACAAAGCCAATGCAGCCGCTCGCCGTATGAATGACTATTGGAAACATTGCATTCCTGGCTACGGTAAGTCTGAGTCTAAAAAATCGGAAGCTACTGAGTCTCCTGTTGATAATTCCACTGAGTCTCCTGTAGACAATTCCGCTGATGCTCTTATGGATGAAATAAAAACAAAAGCACTTCCTCAGCTGTTTGAGGCCGGTTTGTCAAAAAGCGAAATTGAGGAACGTTTGATGCTAATAGCCCCCCAGTACGGTCTAGATGCGGCGACCCTACTGGATGACCCCGAGATACTACTGCTGTTGAATATGGGAGGTAAGAACGCAAAGTGAGTATTACGGATGACTTACTAAATTTTAAAATAAAGAAGTCTGTTGAAGAAAAGGCTCTTGAAGAAATACAAACGAAACGACACAATGCTGCTGCTAGCGTTGGAAATGCTTTTGTTGACCTTGGGGGTGCCCTGTTCGATTATGCGAAGGGGGCTGTACAAGGTTTCCAAGAAGCAAATCGAGCTGGTAACTATGTTGCCACTACAGACCCCTTAGCCCTCACTGGTCTTGATACTATTAATGTTGATACGTCTACTAGGCAGACTCAGGAGCAGAAGGAGGCTACTGATTGGTATAAAGCTGCAACCGATAATCTTGCAGAAGAAACTGTCAAACCTGCTGGCTTTACTGCTGCCATGCTCGGCAGTGGTGCGGCGGCGACAGCTATCGCTCCACTGATTGTTAAAGACACTGTGGAACAGGCTAAAGAAAAAGGACTCGGAGAAGCCCTACTGGAGCTTGGTAAGGATGCGACACCTATCTATGGTTCCTACCGACAGACCCAAACAGAAGGCTGGGATGAATATGCAGAGGCGCATCCTCTGCGAGCCGCTAGTATCCTTTTAGCCGCTGAGGCACCTGTGCTGATTCCTGCTGTCCATGTAGCTAAATTCGCCCGAAAAAACTTCCTTATAAATAAGGCTAAGAAAAGCGTTGTAGAAGCTGATAAGATTGTTAAAGGTGAATTTGACTTACAGCACGGCAAAGCCAAGGTGAAACCTGAGACTTCTGTGCAGAAACAGCCTACTATCTCTGAGGCTCTATTATCTACAGAGGAACCTGTGGTTACCCAGCGGGCGGCGTTCAAACCGAAGAACATTCAAGAACGCATAGATCACACGGTGAACCCTGAGGTATCCAAACGTATCGACAAGCTGGTCGATGAGGGGTTTAAGCAAGCCAAACGGCTCGAAGACACCCAGCCCTTCCGTGGTGCCTATGAGACCGAAATAACGCCCCTGCCTACCGAGTATCCCCATCCAGTGCGCATCCACCAGATTCTTGAGACAGCCAACAGTATTGTGCCTGTCCGTGTTGGTCGTATGCAAGCCGGAAAGAATACCCTTGGTTACCATATGACTAAACAAGAAGGTGTCCGCATCCGCTCATTCCAAGAGTTCGACACTATTGCCCATGAAATAGGGCACAACCTTGATAAGAAATTCAATATCCAAGGGCATGATGTAGAGTTAAAAACTGCTGCTGAAAGTGTCTGGAAGGATGGTCAATATAAGGACTTTGAGCTGCGTGGCGAAGGTATCGCTGAGTTTACAGCGGAATATGTTATGAACCCCGAGGTAGCCCAGAAGAACTTTCCGGGATACTTTGAGGACTTCACAAGTAAACTTGCAGAAGACCCGAAACTCCAGAAGAAGATAGACACTCTCAGTAATCAGATTCGCAAGTGGTATACACAGAGCGAGGAAGCCCGTGTAAGGGGTGCTATTGTTGTTGAGGGAGACATTAAGACTCCAATGAAACAACAGGTAATCAAAGGAATTGATAATGTCCAAAACGCCTTAGTGGACGACACTACTAACCTTAGAACCGCTATTAAGGACTTTGAGGACTTTACTGGATATAAACTGAACCCAGAAGAAAACCCTGCTGATATAGCCTTATCTATCAAAAGCACTATACCGGCTCGTACCCAGATGCTCTTAGGACTTTCGAAGCTGGACAGTAAATATGTAATGGGTGCTTTAGAGGAAGTTTATAATATTCCTTTAAATAAAGTTACCTTTGCTGATGTCTACGCACCTCTGGAAGCCTTGGCTAAATCTGGAAAAAACAAAGGGTATCTAAGCAAACATGGCTTCAAAGATTGGCATGATGCTTTTACTAGCTATATGTCAGCTCTCCATACTCTTGAAGTTATCAACTTGAAAAACGCTGAGAAAGTTGCAGCACTCACAGAAAAGCTCACAGACTTTCAGAAGAAGTTGGGAACCATCGACCCGGTTCTGGATGGTAAGGGTGCTCGTCGACTTGAAAAGGCTATCCTCCAGACAGAGAAAGCCATTGCTGCTATTGAAGAAGGACGAGCAGATTATGTTACCCCTATCAAAAAAGCAGACGCAGCAGCAACCATTAAGAACGCCCCCGGTGCTCTGAAGGTAGCCGCAAAGCAGCTCCAACTTTTCAATGAGAACATCCTTGACCTTGCTGTCGAGTTTGGTTTCCTGAAAAAAGAAACGGCTGCTGCTTTCAAAGAGAAGTATCCGCACTATGTCCCGCTGTTCCGTGATTTTTCCTTAGAGAACGCTATGGATACCTCTTTCGGGAAACACCAGAACTTTGTTGATATCGACAAATTCTTCAAGGCGCTCAGCAAAGAAGGTAGCGAGCGATCATTGAAAGACCCTATTGTCAGCATGCAGCAGTCAGTTATGCGCCTAATCAATAATGGTGAACGAAATAGAGTCGGTCAGGCTCTCGCTCCTCTCGCCAAGAAAGATAAAAGTGCTTCTTTACTTATGGAGGTTAAAGGTAGTAGTTCTGCCGGTGCCAAAGGTATTTTTACTATTTGGGAAGCTGGTGAACAAAAGGCGTACCAAGCAATCGCTCCGGGTGTCTATGAGGCTGTTAAGGAAATGGATAGGGGTACTGCGGCTGCTATGAGTAATATTTTAGACAAAATAGCAACTACAGAAGCTAAAATGCTTCGTATTGGTGCAACCTCTACCCCCGCCTTTACTCTCTGGAACTTCCTGAAAGATAGCGTATTTGCTTCTTTAGCCTCTGAAACTGGCTTAAAGCCTTTCTTGGGCACTTTTGAGGGTTTCTTCAGGCGTGCTGATAAAGAGCTTATGGCTCGTTTTGAAGCTCAAGGTGTTCCCTTCTCTACCTATATTGGTAACAGTAGGGACATCACAAAGAGACTCCGAGGAGTTGCAGGGGATACCCCTTGGTACAAAGATAACCTTGCCTATAAAGTGGGGGACAAAACTATAAGCACTATGCTTGATTTTAACCAAATGGTTGAGGAATCCCCTCGTCTTGCTGAATTTTATCGAGCCTTAAAACGTGGCTATTCCCTTGAAAAGGCAGGTGCTATGGCTCGTGACCTCACATTAAACTTTGCAAGAGCGGGTACTAAAGGAAGACAAATAAATCGTTATTCTGCTTTCTTTAACGCCACTATTCAAGGCTTTGATAAGTTTTGTCGGCTGATGTACGAAAGACCAAAAGAAACTATTACTTTTGGTGTTGCTTATATTACACTTCCTACTATTGCTCTTTGGCTCCAGAACCATGACAAAGACTGGTATCGTGATATGCCTTTCGATGACAAAATGAAACATTGGTGCTTTGAGGTTGATGGTGTAATCTTTAAGATTCCTAAACCAGAACTACCCGGATACCTCTTTGGTTCTGCTGTTGAACGTGTTCTGGATATGGTTTTCGACCAAGACCCTCAAGCCTTGGAACGTAGTAATTTTACTGGTTTCTTAATAGGGAACACTGTGCCTAACGCCCTTCCTACTGCGGCTATCCCCATCATTGAGTGGATGACCAATTACAACCTTTATCGTGGCAAGCCTATTGTTAGCAGCCGAGACATGAAAAAGGAAACCGCTGACCAATATAACATCTATACCTCTGAGGTAGCTAAAAGTATTGGTAAGGCTGCTGACCTGAGTCCTGCTAAAATCGACAACTCAATTAAAGCTGTCACAGGCTCTATGGGTATATTTTTCCTCAGTGCTTATGATGCGTTCGCTAAAGAAAACGCCACACCCGATAAGAAACTTACTGACCTCACTCGGTTTACCTTTACAGAAGGTAGTCGAACCCGCAGTGCAGAGGTGTTCTATGATGGTCTGGATGCTCTTGAAAAACAGTACAACAGCGGCTCTAAGAAAAATAAGACAAGAAACTACAAAGGTATGCTGAGTGCTAAGAAACAAATTGATGCTCACCGTAAGACCTACAATGGTATCTTGAACGATGAGAAGCTGGATGGTGCTACAAAACGCACTAAGCTGGATGAAATCAACAAGAAAATTAATGCTATTCAACGTAAGGCTAACCAAAGGTACCTTAACTATAAATACATTCAAAACCCCCAGAAATAAAGATGGGCTACCTCCGGGTAGTCCTTTAGTATTCCTAAGAAAAAAAAAAATAAGACACGGCAATAGTCGTTAAATACCACCGTGTCCTGTAGTCATTCTTACAAACGTGTTGTGATTACATAACTAATAACATTCACGGCAATGGGTAAGACTACTCTACTCATCGCAAAGGAAATAGCTTCCTTCAATCCTCAGCATCCTTCTTTCTTTGGTTTATTTCCACGACTATTAAAGTAATAGTGGATGCTATTTCTTATTATATCACAACACCTTATTAACAGAAAGGAAATGATACACCATATTAAAAACATCTATTACCTACGAAGGTACAGGTATTCAGGCTGTCTTTGACATACCTTTTGATTACCTTAAAGGCTCCTTTGTAATAGCCACTGTAGACGACACAACCATTGATTATGTGGTCGCTAATCGTCAAGTCACGTTCTCTCCGGTACCTGCCTCTGGGACTCTTATAGTTATCAAAAGGCAAACCTCAACGGAACGCTTGGTATCTTGGCAGGATGCCAGTGTCCTTAAGGCTTCTGATATGACCCTAGCACAAGTACAGCAGTTACATATTTTAGAGGAACAGCAAGACTGGATAAAAACTAACAGTATGGTAACTGATGACGAGAACCGCTGGAACGCACTGAATCACCGTATTATCAACGTAAGCGACCCTATAAACGACCAAGATGCAGTTACTAAAAACTACGTCGAAAACCTCGGCAACTCCTTTAAGACCCTTTTGGATACCACGACTACTCAAGATATCCAGAGGCTTGAAAGCAAGACCCAAGAAGGACTCGCAGCTCTCGACCTTCAAACCACACTGGACTTAGAGACGCTCAAAGCTCTCTCCGAGGAAATGAAAGAGATTGCAAAGGATGTCAATGTATTTATACCAAGTGTAACTGAAAATATTATTTCTTGGACAAATAAAGCTGGACTTCCTAATCCTGACCCAGTGAACATTAAAGGTGAACAAGGGAGTCCCGGAAAAGACGGAACAGCAGCCACAATTACTATCGGAACCGTAACAACAGGAGAGCCGGGCAGTAATGCAAGTGTAACCAATGTTGGAACAGATACAGCGGCCATACTTGATATATCAATCCCCAGAGGTGATAAAGGCGTTGACGGTACAGGTTTAGCTGGTATAGCGACAACAGAGGAAGCTATTGCCGGTGAATCTGATACTAAAGCAATGACACCTTTAAAGACGAAAGAAGCTGTTGCAGCACAGGTTCCAGAAATAATGCAAGAAACATTACAAAACAAAGCAGACCTTGTAGATGGAAAAGTACCAACAAATCAACTGCCTGAAATGGATTATGTACCTAATAGCGAAGTCGGCAATGCTGCAAATAAAATACCTAAATATAATGCATCTGGACATTTAGTATTACCAAATGGTGCTGAATTTTGGATAGGGTGATATTATGGCTGAACTTATAAAGAAATTATATTTTAAAAAAGATGGCGTGGAACAAACTGCTAAAGCCTACTCAACTATTGCCGAAGTTGGGGAACATTGGGTAAATGTTAAGATAGACAGCGTTCCCGCTTATGTGGCGATTGGAGACACATCAGACAGCAGGGCTACAAGTGGTATGGTTAAGGGCAGCGGTGGGGACACATACGCGATATTAAGCAGCGAAAAATTGCCTTACAACAAAGTTGAGTACAGAACGCCTGGAACGTATACCTTCACTTCCCCTGCAACGACGCTAAGAGTTACTACTGCAGGTGGTGGCGGCGGTGGCGGTGCGGGTAAGAGAGAGAGTAGCGATAGCAGGGATGAGTATTATACAGGTGGTAATGGTGGTCGAGGTGGGTTAGTTACTAAAACCGTCTCTGTCACAGAGGGGCAAACGGTTAGCGTAATCGTAGGTGCCGGTGGAGCTGGTGGGATTAAAGGGACAGGAACGTATGGCGTTGGAACCAGTGGCACCGCTGGTGGCACTTCGTCAATTTCAGGTGTTTCGGCAGTAGGCGGAGGCGGTGGGAACAGAGCTACTACTGCATGGGATGGCTATGCGGGGACTTCCTACGGTAATGGCGGCACAGGTGGTATGGGTGGTCGAGGCAACAATGGTGGCTCCGCAGGTTCTCCCGGCTGGGTAATAATAGAATACGGAGGTGATATTTAATGGCAAAAAATAGGTTCGCACAGCCTTTATATGGCAAAATAATTTATATCTTTGAGACTGACTTGGAGAAAGCAGATTTAGCAACAATATTTGACCCAAAGACATATTGGATTGATGTTACTAATATTGATTGTGAAGTTGGTTATATCCAAGAATATAAAGAAGGTGTAGGTATCGTATGGGTGAAACCTCCTGATACTGAACCAACTTTAGAGTCCGAAAAGGTTCATAAAGAAGCACAAATGAAAGCGGAAAGAGACCTAAGAGAAGTAGCTGTTATTGAGTATAAAGATAAACTTTTTGATTACGATGATAAAGCACGTGAACGTATGCGTATCGCAAAGGAAGACCTTGAAAATACAGGGGTTTCTTCTAGGCTTTGGACTTGTGCTGATGAAAGTATTACAGAAGTTACCGTTGCTGATTTTGAAGCGATCAATAGTTTAGCGGCAACACGCTCAGAGGAAATACATTTTCAATATAGGAAACTAAAAGTAAAAATAAAGGCTTGTACTGATATTTCGTCGGTACAAGCTATTTCTTTTGACACAGATTGTTCAGATGTGGATTTAGGGCTGGTGATGGATAATGACGACATCTAAAGGAGTGATAAATGAATAACGACAATCTTCACGATGAAGTATTAAAAATAGCACCTCCGGTCGGAGTATCTACACTCTCCGTACTTGGGGTGCCTTTATCTGATATGGTCTATATAGCGACCATTTTATACATCTTAGTACAGATCATATGTACCATCTATAAAACAATTAAAACAACAAAAAAGGAGTGATTACTTGAAACTATCCGAACACTTTGACTCGTCTGAATTTGCTTGTAAATGCGGATGTGGTGGGATGAATAATGGCGCAGGTGTAAATCCTCGCTTGGTTCAAGTCTTGGAAGCCATGCGCCAGATGTGTGACTGTCCTCTGGAACTCTCCTGTGCTTATCGCTGTCCTACCCATAATGCAGAAGTAGGTGGTGTCTGGAACTCTCAGCACGTCTACGGTGAAGCTGCTGATGTCCAAACGCCTCCCGGCTATACTCCTTCGGAACTCTATGCAATCGCAGAGAGAGCTGGCGCAGATGGCATTGGTATTTACGAGTGGGGAGTCCATGTGGATGTCAGGGGGTATGCTGCCAGATGGTAAAATACGACTCTAAAAAACTCGACCAATTAGCAGAGCTGGAATTAGAGGCTCTATTGGCTGGTCTTGAAGATGAAGAAATGAAACGCAGCCCTGCGTTCCTTGAGAAAGTCCGTAAGTTCCTAAAGGATAACCGACTGGAAACGACCCCAGACAACCCAAAGCTCCCTCAGCTCCAAAAGATTACTGAGGAGCTTCCTATATTTGAGAATGAGGTGACTGTAAATTAATTGGACACCTGAACAAATAGCCCGTGCAAAGGAGGACTTTCGAGTCTTCCTTTTCATTGTCTGGAAAATGATAGGGTTACCTGACCCTACTCCTATTCAATACGATATGGCGTTCACCATGCAGAACCCTTCCAGTGACCGTATTATCATTGAGGGGTTCCGTGGTGTCGCTAAATCTTTTATAGCCTGCGCCTACGCTGTATGGAGGCTCTGGCGTGACCCTCAGATAAAAGTAGAGGTTATCTCTGCTTCTAAAGATAGATCAGATGCTAACGCCGTCTTTATCAAAAGAATTATTCAGGTATTACCTTTTCTTGAAGAACTGCTCCCCCGCAGGGGTCAGAGGGATACCCAGAACCTTTTCGATGTCGGATTAGCAACCCCTGATATTTCCCCTAGTGTTAAGTCCGTTGGTATCACAGGTCAGATTACGGGTACCCGTGCCGACCTACTGATAGCTGATGACGTGGAGGTTCCAAACAACTCCGGCACACAGATGCAGAGGGATAAGCTCTCTGAGTCTGTTAAAGAGTTTGATGCTATCTTGAAACCGGGTGGACAGATAATCTATCTTGGTACTCCTCAAAATGAAATGTCGCTGTACAATGAGCTTCAAAAGCGTGGCTATGATGTCATTATTTATCCGGTAGTATACCCGGAAACCTCTAAGGAACGTGAAGAATACGGTGCCAACCTAGCTGGCTGTATTGCTCAGTTATACGACTCCAACCCTGAGGCTTACGCTGGCTATCCAACAGACCCAGCCCGCTTCAACGAAGAAGAAATTTCTAAGAGACGTTTGTCTTATGGCAAGGCTGGCTTTGCTCTCCAGTTCAAACTCAACACGAACCTCTCAGATGCCGAGAAGTACCCTCTCAAGGTATCAGACTTTATTGTCGCCGACCTTGACCTTGAGGAAGCATCCTTGCAATGGTCATGGGCTTCTGGAAGCTCTCAGAGGCTCCCTGACGTTCCTTGTGTTGCCCTTAAGGGTGATTACTTCTATTCGCCTTTACTCCGCTCACAGGAGGTCTCTAAGTACACAGGGACGGTCATGGCTATTGACCCCAGTGGTAGAGGGAAGGACGAAACTGCCTACGCTATTGTTAAGTTCTTGAACGGCTATTTATTCCTTATGGAAGTCGGTGGTTACCGAGAAGGTTATACTGATGCTACTCTGAAAGCCTTAGCGAATAAAGCTAAGTTCTATGGAGTCAATGAAATAGTTGTCGAAGCTAACTTTGGTGATGGTATGTTTGTTCAGCTCATAAAACCTGTTCTCAATGCTATCCACCCTTGCTCTATTGAGGAAGTTAAAAACAGTAAGCAAAAAGAACTTCGTATTATCGACACTCTTGAGCCTATAATGATGCGGCATAAGCTGATTGTGAATACCTCAGTTATCCGTGAAGATTACCGGGTGTACGAGAAAGACCCCGCTTATTCTCTCATTTACCAGCTCACTCGTATCTCCAGAGACCGTGGAGCCTTGGCACATGATGACCGCTTAGATGCTGTCACTATGGCTGTAGCCCATTGGTTGGAGGTATTGGATAGGGATGCTCAGGTAGGCATGGAGGAGTTGCTCGAAGAAGAACTTGAGAAGTGGTTAGACCCTGATAGGGGTATAGGTTATATTGAAGAAGCTCCTGTTACGACAAAGAAGAATAGTAATAGGAAGTATGATGAATTAAATCTACTAAACAATTTCTTTGGTTAATTCTAATTGTTCCACATATAACCATAACGCTATTGTTCCATATAAGTGAAGAAGGGTTCCAAAGGTTATATAATGGTTACCTCTGTGTTCTCTCGTGGTAATGGACACGAGTATCCCAGAGGTAACCATTACGACTCCTCGGTTCTCATAAGGGTAGTAGTTACTTCCTTCCTCCTGAGTAACTACTACCTCTTTTCTTATCTAAACTAAAGGAGGCTACCTACTATTACTAACCTAAAAATAACACTCATAAGATTACTTATTACCATAATAGCCACAGTATTCTTCGTATGGCTCATTGATACGTTAGTTATACTAACTACCTGCACGACCAACAAACCTAACTACGATGCAATCATAGGGCTTCTAAAGGTAGTCCAAATGATGCTCTCTGCAATACTTGGTTTCAACTAAGGTCAGAAATACTGACAAGGAGGATTACTCGTGAATAAAAACCTACAGCTCATAGTGTCGTTGACCCTTGGAATTCTCTTAGGTTCCTTTGGATTCTATTGGTTCTCCAAACAGACACCCACTGCTGTTGCGACACCCGCTGCTACCAATAAACAGCTATCGACAACTACCAGTCTCTCAGTAACCCCTAAGGATTCCCCAGAGGCTCCCGACTTGGTTGTCAATCAGAAGTATGTCGCTACCATCAATAACAAGAAAGTAGAGGTACCGATCACCAATGTTTCTCAAGGAAATACTACCTCTGCTTCTCCAACTTCTGCTACTCCTTACACTGCTACTGTGCAGCAGGAAGTAGACATCACCCCTCTGGTCAACCTCATGGTTCCCCGATGGGAGCTTGGTGTCGGCTTAGGGAGACACGAAGGTGACACCTATATCCCGGTGTCCGTGCAGAGGAACTATACCTACAACAAAGCAGTTCAACTGGAGCTGCATATAGACCCAAGTAACCAAAAGGTTACTGGTGTCGAACTACAACATAAATGGAGATTTTAAGAATGACGAACCTACCAATCGACTACTATACAGCCGCTGAGGTAGCTACAATGCTACGACAAACAAAGAGAGACAAGATTTATACTATGTGTCGCTCTGGGGAACTTAAGGCTTTCCTGTTTGGTCGCACATGGCTCATCGAAAAGGAATATTTTGATAAATGGAGAAAAGCCCAGATACCATCTTAGCCACTGAGTTAGATTAATCTAACCTCTAATACCCTCTCAATAGTGACCAAGATAGTGACCTGAGCTTTCAAGAAGCGCATAAACACTGGGTTTCTACCACTTATTAAATTATCACTATATTATACCAAAAACAGGCAAGCTTGCACAACTATATTAGAGATT